TATCTAGCACCTCTGCATTTCTCAATCCTTTTTCGATTTCGGCTGTATTTAGTTTATCTGTTGGCACTCCATAACTCATTGCCCTTGCACTATCGCTAGTACCCTTTGTGGTAGGGTCTGTAATTATACCTATAAGTGCTAGTATATCTAAAAGCATTGATACAAGATGCATAATTGCATCTTGTGGTACTTTAGGAATAATTCCAAAAGTTGATAGTATTGCGTATATAAATGATAGCACTTGTGGGATAAAGCATATGAGCCACGCTCTGTTCTTAAATCTAATTTTCCAATTAATATTCATCATAATGATTCCCCCTTTTATTGATATTCATACCAAAATCACTAACAGGCAAAGTCATAACCTCTTTATATACGTCCTCTGCATAGTGATTACCGCCTAAATCATGGTATTTTTCGTATATTTCTCTATACATTGCTCTTTCCCTTGCTGTTAGCGAACCTCTCTTTGAAAACTCATCGCCCCTCAACACTAGCCTTGCTTGGACTTGTGCTAGTGTTAGCGAAACAAGTTTGTCAAACTTCTCAACAGGTATAAGCTGTCTATTCCTTTCATCGTGCCTTGTTACAAGGAACTGTACAAAACTCATAAAGCTACCGCCTAGCAAGGTAGAAATAAGTGTAACTACCCATACATACCTATCCACCTACTTACCCCCTACTTACCCCCTAGCTTTCTAACTCCATAAATTCTCACAGGAACTTCCGCAGCGTCGGAATATGCGAGTGATGGTGCACCTTGCGACTTATATGCTCCACCACCAACTGAAATTATGTGGCTAGAACCTACACCGCTACTTGCAAAACGTCTGCGATTGCACCAAAAGTTGTTGCTGTTACTCTCTCCAATTGATACAGAGCAATGATTTACTGATTCGCCCCTTTTTAGTCTGAACGAACTGTACGTAGTTTCAGTCGTATATCCGTTCGTCACAATCACATACTCGTTGTAGTCACCACTAACAGAAATAGACTGCGAACTGAAACTAGCGGACGGAGACGGATTCTCCCATAAAACGTCCATGACTTCCGCTTTCTCTAGTTTGCTGTTAGTTGCAGCGAGCATGTTCTTAATTGCTTTGAGTGTTTTTACTAAACTAATCATTTACTTTTCTCCTTTACACACACTATGCGGAAATGTTTTCACCCTTGAAAAACGTTGCTAGTTCATGTTCAAGATTGCTGTCATTAATCCTAACATCGTTTACTGCGTACGTTCCGTCAGTCACTCCCTTTTTGAAGTTATCCTGCGTTTCAATCTTTCCACCAATAAACTTTAGAATTGAACTAATTGCGTTCATAAGATACCCCCTTTTGTTAAATACCTAGCGTGTTATTTGATAATCTTCTGTATAGTGTCTTAACTTCGTTATCGACCTCAACCTCTGTCATGGTAGCAAACCCCCAACCAATAATTGTACTTGCTGAAACATTTGTTGCTCCGTCAGATATGCGGTTTAGCTTATCTCTCATGGCGTCTGTAAAGTCATTTGAGGATAAGCCTTTACCACTTTCAACGTTTACCTTTGTGTCTAAAGTATTAACAACTGATGAAAAAATACCCTCTACATCGTCCATTCTTGCGTATCCAGTTAAATCAACACCTTTACCCCCAATGCGTTCAAATTTCTTTGTGACATCTATCCACACATATTCATCATACTGATTATCTTCACTCTGTGGGTCTATCAGGAAATACAAAACTCCGTTCTTACCGCTACTTGGCAAGGTTTCAACAAATACTGAACGAGAACCAAATACACCGCTTATTGCATTATCTACATAAGCCTTGATTGCTCTGGACTGTGCTGCGTTTGTTGAACTTTCAGATAGTATAGGGTCAAACTGCCCTGCGTCTCCACGTTCGCCCTTTACCCCTCGAATTACACCAGTGGTGAACTCGTGTCCGTCCTCAAACACTAGAGTTAAAGTGTAGTCGCTATTCTGCCTAACCTCTTTAATTCCTGCGCCACGTTCGCCAACTTCTCCCTTTTCACCTCGCAAGCTAACGGACTGAACACTAACTCCGTTGGTTAGCCTAATGTTCATGGTGTATCCGTTAAAATCAATGTGTTCAATGCCTACACCATTTACACCGTCAACTCCATTTTTACCATTAAAGACTGTCGCTGTTGTTGTGCCGTCCTTATCCATTGTTGTTACTCTAACTCCGTTATCTAGCTGTTCTACTTTAGCCTTTGCCCCAACGTAAAACCTATCTTGGACTTTAGGGGTCATGGTAACACGTTCTGTGTTCTCGCCAATATTTAGTGTTATCTCGTTACTCATAACGTATCACCTCGTCAAGTAGTGTAGGCTCGAAATTAATCGTTTCTATATCCGTTTCACCTCTGTTGCCTAATTGGTCTATCCAGTTAACTTGAACCCTTGCAACTCCAGTGTCAAACCCTAGTGTATCGCTTTGAGTTAGCGATACACTTATGACACTTAATGGCTCTCCGCTTTCGTCAACTTTGTTCTCAACATCAATATCATCACCAGTCTTTGTGATTGCCTTTCCGTCTTGCTCAAAAGTAACGAAAACCTTGCACTTCTTTAGGCTCTTACCACCTACATTTAATGTGTATATAGGTGTTGTTCCTCGTTTTACTGCCATTAACTATCCCCTTTCTTCTTCTTTGGTAGTGGTGCTTTTGGCACAACACTATCTAGTTTTACACTTGTTGCCCTAGATAAGGTTGAACTGTTCGCCACCTTGCCATAACTCTGCTTTGTTGCCTTGAATTTGCTAGGCTTGATTGGTGATTTAGCCTTACGGCTCTTGCCACCGCTCCGTCTAAATCCGCCACTTCTTCTTTTGCCGTACCGCTTGTGGCTCTTTCCGTATCCACCACTACCACCGCCATAATGATATTTCTTGTTGCTATTGTTGGCGTCAAATAATGCTCGTTTCTGTTCTTCTGTTAAATCGTCTCTTGACGCAAGATATGCGTTCATATCTCGCCAATATGGGCGGTTGTAATGCTCTCCGTTGTATCTAGGGTTGTTACTCTTAATCCTTGCGTCACTTTGTGTGCCTGCAACAAAGTCGGCTGCCTGTTTCTTTGTGATAACTCCGCTATCAACAAGTCCTCGCATTTTAGCACTCAACTGCGTGTATGCCCAATCAGCAGCACTCTTGCCCTTAACATTTACATACACATTTTTCTGTGCGTTCTTGGTGTTGAACTTGTTATAAACAGCTTTTCTCATTTCGTACTTATCGCTATCACTAGCATGTATATAGGCAGGCTGTTTAGCTAACCACTTCATTGCGTCATTGGTACTTTTCGCCCCTGATAGTTCCTTTAGATTGAATTTATCTTTCATGCTGTATGACGGCACGTTAGGATTTCTTAAAGCACCTTGCCTATTGAAGTAACGGCTATCTAATAGCTGTTCAACAATGTCCTTTCCGTCTTTTGCACGAGTTTTGTTATACTCTGCACGCTCGAACCTGTCTAACTTCATGCGGATTGCATTTTCCTTGCCTAGTGCTCTTGATATATTTATTTCGTTCTTTGTCAGATTCTTTGGTAGTATATCTCCTGCACGGCTGTTTTCAGGGTTAATTCCCATTGCTAGGTCAAGTGCTTTCTGCTTTCTGTATAGCCTTACGTTCTCTTTTGCAACATCATCAACCTTAACATCAGTTGTAGGGAACGGATTGAAAAATGCGTCAAATATTCGCCATGCTCTATCCTTGCCGTTCTTAACCTCTCCAACAACATTTCCGTTTACATCAACTCTTGGGGCAAGATTTCTGTTAATGCCTGGAATTGCACCAACAATGCCATTTGCAAAGAACTCCCAACTGTTACCCCCAGTAGTGCCTGCTGTTCCTTGATAATCAAAATCATAAGGGGCTGTTGCCTTTGAAATTGACCTTGAGATAGCTGGTATATACTGTGTTATATAGCCCTTTACCATTGACGCAACAATCGCTGTGAATGGGTTTTGGTTCTTTGCTTGCTTAACATCGTTTATCGTGTCGGTAATACCAGTAAAGCAAGAGGAACTTACTATAGGTTCTATGCAAGCACCAACAACTCCAATGAACTTATCTAGTCCGTCAAACATGTTCATTCCGTCCTCTGCATTGTCACCGCCATATAGGACTTGTCTTATTTTTGCACCAACAAAGAACGAAGCGGAAATAGGTAGTGATAGGTTCAGCTTGGTTGATGTAGTCTTATCGCCCTTTTTGTGGACTATAGAATAGTCTTGTGCTCCTAGCCCTTTATAATATTTAGCTTCCTTTTCATCTGTGCCACTATCGGTAATGACGGAAAATCCGTCAGATAGGTCAGGGTCATAGCCTTGCATGTTGAAACCAACTAGAAATGCCATTGAACCAGTCGCACCCCTACAAAGTTTATTAGCCGCTTCCATGTATAAAGGCTCAACTTCCTTTTTTGCGATTGCTTTTATCTTCTTCTCGACACTTTCAGGTAATTTATCACCAACTTTATATCCATATTCTTGGACTACCTTTTTGTAAACCTCGTTATATTGGCGTTTTGCGTGTGCAAACCTACCTAACCCCTCAATTACACCCTCAGGTGTGTAGTTCACCATTTGCTTTGTTGCATTTAAAGGTGTCTTGATAAATGGGAACTTGGTTGAAACAGCTAGAGACGCTATGCGTCTGCCAAAACCTGCATTTTTCTTTAGTCCTACCGCAGTAACTTGATTTAGCCAATCAGCTAAATTGTTTGCTTCACGATAGGTTGCTTCCTTTGCTGATTCAACAGCGTGTAGCCTTGCCTTTTGGATAAGCTGTTCTTGTGCCATTTTACCTACCTTGTCAAAGTTGTGTAGCTTTAGATAACTATAAAACTGTTTCTTGTAGGCAAATGTAGCGAACACTTCATCGCCCCAATTAAGGGTCTTTCCACGCAGTTCGTTAGCGACTTGAACTACTCTGCCAACTTTCTGCATACCCCCTCGCATATCGCCAGTACCCTTGATGTACTCTCTACGGCTTAAATCTTCGGTTGCAATCTTTGAGCCGTCAGCATACTTAACCTCTGCATTGATTAATTCGCTAATATCAGCCTTGATATAGTTGTCAATTTCCTTGCCGTATGTTTTAACGGTGCTCATAAATTTTGGCACTTCGTCAAGTCTTACAAACCCTGTTTTTCTCTCGTCAATAAGTCCTGCTTTGTGCATTGCACCTTCAAGAAAGTACTGTAAATCGTCTTTCACGAATAATGCCGTTGAGTTTACTGCGTTACTTACGATATTTATCACGTCAGTTTTAGGACTTGATAACATGCTTAAAATACGCATGTTCCGTAAGGTCTGCCCCATTGTGAAGTCCGTAAACTTCATACTCGACCTATACATTGCGGACACCTTTTTGTTTATCAGTTCCTCGTTCTGTTCGGTCATTATATCTTGCATTTTGTGTTCATAGTTTGGAATACGGCTCTTTAAAGAGTCAAACGATATTCCACCGTCCTCTGCAATCCCTTTTAGCTTACGTTCAACAATAGCCTCTCTGCCCTTTGGTGTGAGCCATTTCATGCCTTTTGCAAGTGCACCAAACTTACCCCACTTATCCATCATATCTACGAGCACAAGTGATACATTCGCTGCTTCTTGGTGCATACCTATTTTCTCTAGGTGTTCTTGTAAAACGAGTGCGTCTGCTAAATCATCAATAACATATCCGCTTCTCTCATCACGATACTTTTTGATAAGTGAGTGATAAACCCCATTTGCGTCGTCCTGAACTCTGTTTACTGCCTTGCCATACTCTAGTTTTGCATGGCTTACATCATAGTCAGCAAGCCCTCTCGCTCTTGCGTCCTCTAATAGTTCACGGCTGTATGCACTCTGTGGTCTATTAAGTTCGCTAGTTAGTGCCTCTGATGTGAACTTTTCCCTTGTTCTTGTAGCCTTAATATCCCTTACGTTCTGCTGCATTTCTGCTTCGCTTAAATGAGTTAGGTTCTCGTCATAATCCCTTGTTAGACGCTCTAATTCCTCGTCGCTAAACTTTGGGATATTTACCTCTTTTTCAAGGTTTGCGTCAATCTTTGCCTTTGGCTCTGTGCTTGCTTTTGCGTGAATATCATCAGCATAAACGTGGTTGTTTGCCACATCATCAGTAAAGTTATCCACGTGCTTAACAGAGTTATCAACATCAGCAGTAGGTTTAACATGTACATCGTCAGCTACGTTTTTCACCTCGCTAAATGGTGAATTTCCAACGAGGTGTCTATATGCGCCCTCTTTATCACCACTATGTGCCATTCTTTCAGCTTCACTCTGAACGGCTTTCTGCCTTTCTAGTTTTGCGTTGAACTCATTGAGTGCGTTCTTCTTCTCGTCTAGGTTTTTTATGCCCTCAATAGCCTTGCGTTCCTCTTTCATACGAGTGTTCATCTGTTCGATTGTTGCCCTCTCATCACTTACTGATTTAAGGTTAGGCTCATCAGACATTTCACTTGCTTTTAGTGGCGGTTCATTATTAACCCCCTTGACTTTTTTCTTTGGTGTGTCAAAAGGTATATCCTCATCAAGGCTTGCATATGTTTCAGGACTATTCTTTGTGTACGATGTTTCACGAATGAGGTCGCTATTATCTTTAACCTTTTTTACAGAAAAATCTTCCTTGTTTCTGATTAAGTCAGATACATCGTCCTTTATCTTGTTAGGTTCAAGATTTACGGAATTTTCCTCATTTTTTAAAGGTCTTACGATACCTTTGCCCTCATTTTCTCGCCTTAAAACGGAAATTTCAGGCTCGTTTTTTTCGACCTTTTTAGTAATTTTCTCGCCTAGTCCGTCTAATGATTCAGCAAGCTGTTTCTCTCCCTTTTTAGCATTATTCTTGCCTATCTTTTCAAGAACACTATCAACATCGCTTGCAGAGATGTGCTCATCAGCAAGTTTGCCTAGTCGGTCAAGTTCTTTAAACTTCTTTCCTGCTCGCAGTCCTCTAACAACATCGCCACCTAGAGTAACTGCTCCACCTAGCCCCCAGTTTAAGGCAGCATTAGTAGCTAGGTTCTTCTTAAACTCTTTCGCATTATCAGAATCCGCATATGCTTGCGATACATCATCAATTGCTCCTGCTGTTGAGTTGATTGCTGCGTCTGCACCTAGCTTATCGGCTAGATAAAGCCCATGCTTCATAGCCGCTTTCTTTAGGTTTTCTTCTGTAACCTTTTCACCAACTCTCATAAGTTCTTTTCTAGCAGCACTCTTAACGAACCTAGAATTGGCAAGTTTTTCGCCAACCTTTAGCCTTGCTCCATTAACTGCGTTTGGGGCAATCTTCTTAAATAGTGCCTTTGCAGGTTCTTCCGCCCCACCAAAAGCAAGCATGCCCATACCTAGTTCAGCAGCAGTACCTATTGGTTTTGCTAGTGCACTAGAGTTGTCACGAGCAATCTTTGCAGCTTTCCCATCGTCTCCTGCGAGTTTTTCTAAACCCTTAATACCCGGTATTCCCTCAATTGCTTTGTTGGAGATATAAGAAGCGTTAGGGTGTTCCTTTGCGTTTGCTAACTTGATTCGCTCAATAGCTTTCTTGTCAGCAATTCCGCTCTTTAATGCTTGTCTATCCTTTAAAAGCTGTTCCCTTTTTATAGCTTTTCCGTCAACCTTAACAACCTCATTGAGTTTGGCTTTTTGTGCCTTGTTGAATACGGAGATAGGTGTTTCGCCTAGCGGTAAATCAGCTTTCATAGGGGTTTTCATTGCGTCCTTAAAAGCCTTTGTACTCTCTAGTTTCTTCCTTGCTTCCTCTCGCTGTTTCTTTTCTTTCTCCCTATCGGCTTGTGACTTCATTATCTGCTGTTGTTTCAGATAGTTAGGGTCAGCCTTTTTATTAAAAGAACGAGAAAAAGGGTTGCCCCATTTTTCTCGATTCTCTTTCTGTAGTTTCTCGATAGGGTTAACAACTCTCTGTCTAAATGCGTCTCTTACGTATGATGTTCCTCTGTCAACATAATTATTAATAGTTCTGTCAACATGGTTTACTACACTACGAACAGTTTGCTCTTTATCAGCAAACCAACTTCTCACCTTGTTGAACGCTCGTCTTAAAAACCCCATTGTATAACCTCTTATCTAGCTACTCTGCTTTTAATCAACCACTTATAACGCCAATCATTTTTTATGCCGTTTTTTACATGTTTTTCTGTGTCTCTTGTTAAAGACTTTCCAACTGCCGCAACTATATTGCCTAGTGCTCCTGCGTCTACACTCGCACTAGAACTCGAACCACCATAACCACCTCGTCCACCGTAACGGCTTCGGCTATAACCACCTCGTCCACCGCCACCGCTTCCGCCAGTGCCTGCGAGTGCGTTCATCGCCTGCTGTGCTAATGCAATCTTGTAATCTTTGTTAGGGTCACTAGATGATGATAGCTGATTAATGAGCGTCTGATACTCGCCAACAGTCTTAAATCTTCCAGTGATAGAGTTAGCAAAATACTGTAAATCTTTCTCTCGCTGCTCCTGTTCCCACTTTCTCTGATTCTCCATCTGTGTCAGATATGCGGTGTTCAGTTTGTTCTGAAATTCCTCGTCATAACTCGTTAGCTTGTTAGCATAGTTATTATTAATCTCATTAATTGCGGTGTTTCTGTTAGCTTCGTTAGTAGCAACATTGTTGCCGTAATTCGTCTTTAGCCTAATTAGTGACGATTCTGCGGCTCCGCCATTTACACCTAGTGCGTTAAGGCTTTCAGGCAACTGTCTTGACTGCTGCATGTACTTGATGTAGTTCTGCTTAGCCGTATTATCATAATTGGCGTTGCTCTTATTGGTATCATTAGCCTTGTTAGTTTCAAGCTGTTTTACAAACTGATTCCTTAAATCGCCCTGCTGTTTAGCATACTGATTGTAAATCTCTGCATATGGTGAGCCACCATTCATAAACGAGTGAGTATTTGCTCCACCTACTGCTACACTTGACATGTTTATTCCCCCTTTCTACTCTGATTCCCAACCTAGTGATTCATACTTCCTCAACACTTGTGGGGCAATTTCCATTGATGTGAAATCTCCGTCAACGTGTTTCGCTAGGTTGTTTACCTTTTCAGCTATTAGTTCAGGTAGTGCGTCAAATACTTTCTTGTTCTGTAAAGCTGTTCCAGATAGTGTGGTATCTGCCGCCGCTACATGTTTAGCCGCAATCTCCGCAGGGGAAATTGTATAATCTGTTTTTGGTATTCCTGCCATTGTCTCCCCCTTTTACCTTTTAGCTAAATCTCCAATAGTATAAGACTTAACAACGTTCGTTATACCAAAAGGTTCAGCCTTGTTGTTCTCTAGTATAATTTGCAACCTCTTGTACTTCTTTATCTTCTTCTTCATGAAAAAGTCAGCAGTTGCCGTGTTACCATTAAATACAAACCTTGAAAAATCAATGCGTTCAAAAGACATCATATCCGCTGTAAATTCGCCTACGTACTGCCTTTCGTCTCCGTTTTTAACAAGTGTTAGTTCACAACCAGTCTTGTAATGTGGTACAAGTGTTACAAAAGAACCTTTCTTTTGTAGTGTTTTCAGCTTTGACGGATAACCGTCATCATCAAATGCGGAACACCACATAGCCTTAACGGGCTCTCCAGTCCATGAACCGTCTACAAGTTTTGCGTTATCTAAATATCTTGCTGTTTCGGATAAGTCCTCATTCCATGTATAGGTGTGGCTTTCATCAGCAAAGTACATTCTGTTGTCAATGACAAACATAGACTGTATGTTTGGAATATTCTCAAAGAAATACCCCTCATAACTGCGGTCACTTCGCCTATCCGTTGATTTGTGCCTGCTATCTAGCACATACATGCGTGAATTTATGGCTACATAGAAATATTCTTGCCATGCACAACCAACAGCATTTTCAAGGTGTTCTTCTCCGCATAATGCACGATTAATTCTTGCGGAACGATTAACTGCATATTTCTCGCTCTGCCAATTCGTCATTATGCCAAACAGTCCGTCTCTCGATAAAAATGTTGGCTCGTCATTGACTATCCCTATACACTTCTGCGATACCGCCCCAACTCCTGCATTTGAAGCCTTAACACTATACTGTGTTATGTTGTTATCCTTAATCTCACTTGCTAGGAATATCGTATTTCTACCGTTATCCTTTGTGATAATTGCTAGATATGAACTAGAACGTGTATAGCACATGATGTTGTTATCAACATCAAAATAGTTAAGGTCAGGAATACTGAACGGATTGTCAACATCGGAATAATGTGTCCTCGATTCAACAGCTATAAATAGCCTTGAATTAAAGTAAATTATCGTTCTTGAACCTAGTATTTCAACTAGTGTTTTGTTGTAGTACCCTCTATTTACACCGTCAACTTGCTCTGTAGAGAACGGTGCAAATGTAATTCTCACGTTAGGCTCTCCGCTTACTAACGGCTTACTTGGTGCTGTTGTAAAGGTAACCTTATTGTCTACAACACGGAAATTATCAGTTCCTTTTCCGTCTAGTGTTTTCCCAACAATGCTTTGTGACGCACTAGTGCCTACATTAACAACTTTCCACTTACCCTCACTATCTAGCACCTCTGCTTTTACATAACTACCAACCTTGTCATAGTTCGGAATTTTATACTCTTTTGTTTCTCCGTCACCTAGATATGTAACCGTTTGATAGATACTAGCTAGGTTCTTACTATCAAGTGCCGTTCCGCCTAGTCCGTTTGGTTGTAGCGATATAACTGTGCTAGGGATAATCTTGTCATTGATTGGTTCGCTCTCGCCAACCTTACCTTTTGACATCATCTTTTCCCCAGTTCCTGCAATCAAAACCTCGTTTGTCACGGTGTCATATCGCACGATAGCATTTGGGGATAGTATGTAAATGTATTTCTGATAGCTAAAGGCTGTGTTTACTTTCCCAAACTTTCCGTCAATAGTCTTGATGTGAGTTTCATCGAGAACGTGATTATTTCCCATTTCTAGGCGGTTTATTACGATAGAGGATATATTGCTCGATATTCCGTATTTCTCACCTCTAACGCTCAATATTGCGTCATATCGAATACCTACAACTCTATATCCATCACGTTTAATCGGATTGCCGCCTAAATCGGAAATCATATTAACCATTTTAGGTGAGCGTCTGTGGTCAACTTCTGTATGGTCACGTAAATAGTCCACACCTAGTAGTTCACGATATTGTGCTTGTCTAACACTTGGCTGTGATGGTACGTTTAGCTTTCCCATTAACCTATACCCCCAACTATCTTGGCTTTCTTGACTAACTTTGCACTCTGGATAATCTGCGTTTTTAAATCATCGTACTCGTTCCAGTAAATAGTAGCCTTTGTTAAATCATCGTCTAACCACAAATAATGTGCTGCTAATATTCCAACAAGTGGCTCTGTTATTTCAGGAACATTTATCTTTGTATCGTCCTCAACATCTATCGTTAACGGCTTAAACTTTGGCAAAACCCACGTTTCTTTTCCGTTCTCGTCTTTGCTCGGATACCCCCACTTACCATTGAGATAATCTTCAATCTGTGGAACAACTACTGTATGGATAATGCGAACCGCTCTATTCGTTGAATTTACTGCTATTCGCTTGTATTCAGAATATGTATCATCTTCTTCAAACCCTAAATCAATTAGTTCATCTTTAAGGTCTTTCCACGTCATACTCACTAAACTTGTTCCCCTTTCTTAAAAATTAAGGGCAAGGTTTTACCCTCGCCCTATTGTTCACTCTATGGTAGGTGAATTACTGCTACATCAACGGCTGCATTAGCCTTGCAAACAAGATAACCCTTGTTCTCGCCTGATACGGTCTTGTAGTAGCTTGAATCTACAACGAGCGTTCTAACCTCGCCTGTTGCCATTGTGAAATCAAGTCCTGTTCCTACACCGCCTAGTGCATTACCTACTGGAATTGTCACCTTTGGTGTTCCTGCTGTTGCCCTGAACAGAATGACCGTCTTGAAGTCCTTACCCTTTAGGTCAAGTGCGAAATCTCCGCTTACGGACTTAAATGTTACCTTTGCAGGGTCATTAATTGATGTAACTGCCTTTTCTACTTTTACTGCTGCCATTATATTTTCTCCCTTTCTACTCTAGTTACTTCCAACAGTTAAGTACGCTTTATGCGTACTTAACATTGATGTTGTAAAGTTCCTTTGGTCTAACTAGCTTTGTGCCAAAAATGATGAAGCCCTTAACTGCGTCGCTGAATGAGTTTTCAGGTCTATAAGGCTCAACATGTGGCTTGCTCTGTGCTAGTGCAATCGCCCTCTGTGTCTTAACCTGAATAAGTTCGTTTCCGCTCTTATCCTTTGCTACGTTGTTAGACATTCTGATGATGCAGTTGTTGTACATCGACATCTTGCCGTTCTTTAGTTCCTCGCTGTTGTTGGTGTCTAGCTTTACATAAGCCTTTCTGAACAGCGTATAGAACTTTGGAGATACAGTCGCTGTAATGGTTGTGCTTGGAGATACATCAGCTAGGTATAGCTGCTCTAGTGCATTATCTAGTAGGTCAAGCACGTTGTCCTTTGTTACTAGAGTTAGTGCGGACTTCTGTGCCTGATTATCTAGTGATAGGTTTGCGACAACTCTATCAATCTCGTTAGAGCAAACCTCTGTTGACTCCTGATTGAGTGCGGACATTACATCTGCTCCCTGTGCCTTGTCAATATCGTCTACCTTGTAGTTAAATGTAGCGACATTGTTTGCAACTAGAGTTACAGATGTATCCTCAACAGTCTCTGCTCCGTTTAGCACAACATCTCCGTTTGCCGTGTCAAACAGTGTTACTGTTGGCTTACCAACGCCCTGAATACGAACACTATCTCCTGCGTTCTTAATCTCGCCCTCAAACTTCTGGTTTGTGTCTGCGGCAAATACGCAAAGTCTCTCGTTCTCTCTCTGAATTTCCTTGCTCCAAATTGTGGCTTTAAAGTTATTGTAAGACATAATTAAAACTTTCCTTTCTCTTATTGAATACACATACACTTAATATCAAAAACACACTATTTAGCGTTTTATAGTCTCGCCAGCGACTTTTTAACCTTATCCCAGTTAGCGTCCATTTCCTCGTCAGTTAGGTTATCTAGTTCCTCTGATGTGTAGTATTCACGCTCTGTCTTGTTGTCAGCGATTTTTCCTACTCCGCTTGGTGCATGTACCTTTTCCCTAGCTTCCATTTGCTGTGTTGCGTAATACGCTTGCTTTGCTGTTAAGCCTGCACCTATAAAGTTGGCAAATGTTTCGCCTAGTTCCTCTAACGATTTAATGGTTGGGTCAATTTCCTGAACATCACGTAAGCCTTGTGCTATCAGTTGGTCTATTTCAAGGTTCATCTTTTCTTCTTCTGCAAGCCTTACCTTTTCTCGTAAGTCCTCAAGTTCCTTGTCCCTATCATAATCAGCTTTTACATCGTCATACTCTCGTTCCTCGCTGTATGCTTGTGCCCTTAAAGCTAATTCTTCAGGTGTTTCTCCGTCAAAGTACCTACTTAATGCGTCTTGCAAAATCTGTACATCGTGCTCCAAACCCTCGTTTTTTCTTCGCATTTCTGCAAATGCAGCGTCGCTTTCAGTTCTTCCGCTGTTATCGGATTGGTCTGTGCCCTCTGTCTGCGTTCCCTCGTCAATAGTTTCTGCCTGCTCGTTCTGTTCTACGTTGTCCTGTGGTTCAGCGACTTCCACATTTTCTACGCTTTCAACTTCCGTTGATGGTTCAGCGACTTCCATCGTTTCTACGCTTGTTTCAATGTTGTTTTCCAACGCTCTTTCTCCCTTGCTAAATGAATTGGTATTAACTTATTGTGGCTTTTTCTGCTTCGCTATTTTTCTTCTTGCGTTGCATGAGCAAGCCTTGCTCTTTTATATACTCATCAAGTTCACGTTTAGCTTTTCTATCATCGCTTTCTTGTTTACTTGCTTGAGCCTTTGATTGTTTAGGGTTATCTTCCCAACCGCATATGTTTTTAAGGGCGTGCATTGTTGCGTTCGGAACGTACTTTTTAAGCATTGCACCCTCAATCAATGTGTCTGCAATCATCGCTTTCATCTTCGCCTCTGCATGAGAGTGTAATGCGAAATATCGCATTACCTCTCGTCTTGGCTGTCCTAGAAAATCTGCAAACCTTGATTTTGTCGGTAGTGTTTTATACTCGTTATCCTCAACCTCTTTGAGGAACTGTTCAAACAACCCTAAAACCTCGTCCTCTGTATGTTTCTCTAGTTCTAGTTTTGCCATTTCCCTTACCTTTTATTTCTGTGCTAGTTGCGACTGAATATCTTGATAGCTTGGTGCGTTTCCACCGCCTACATCGTTGTTTATTTCCTCACTAGGCACGTTGTTGTCAATCGGCTGTTCACCATTTTGTTCTGCCAACATCTGCTGTTGCTGTGCCATTTCCTGTTTCTGCTGTTTTTCAGCTTCTTGTCTAGCTTGCAAAATCTCTTGTAGCCTTTTCTTATCAATTGTTGCGTGTTCAGGATATAGCTTTACAAACTCGTCAAACGTAATCTTGTTGTTGTTGAAGAGGTTTGTTACTTCCTGCTGCTCTGCAACTCTTGATAGTGTTGTATTCTCTGATACATCTATCCTTACTGTTGGCTCTATCTTCTGTAAGTCCTCTGCTGTTACCTCGACTTGTTCAAACTTGACCCCATCAGGATAAAAGGTTTTCCATAAGTCAAAGTATAAGAGTGCAACATTCTCGACAAACTCCTTGAACATATCAGCTTGCTCGTTGAGTGTTACTTGCTGTTGGTCACGAACGGTTGTTGCCGCTGTTCCTGATACTCTTGAGAGTTCGATATTACCTAGTGCTGTATCACTCGCTCCCGCAAGGTCTTTTGTTGTATTCAAGAGTTCATCAGATAGCTGTTTTGCGTCTCCTGCTTGCGCCTGTGGTGCTAGATAAGTAATCATAGAGTCTATGGCTTTTGAGTTGCCACCGTTCATCTCGATGATTGAACCAACCTTGTCTAAATCTTCGGGATTGGCAACTGCCGTTCTATCTACCGCCATACGTGGAAACGCTGTCTGCTTAACACTCTCACTTCTTCTTGCAAGCATTTTGTTAAGTTCAAGCTGATTTGCCACTATCTCTGATACTTCTGATACACCTCTAGCACTGTTTGGTACTTCTTCCCATACCATTGGCACAATAGGGTACATTGATAGTCCTACACCGTAATATTCACCGTTCTTACGCTGTTTAATAGGGTGTAGCGGCTCATATACTACCGTCCTTGTCGCTCTCGCTACATGGATAACTCCGTCCTTGCGTTCTAGGTACACAAGCGATGTAATCTTGCTTCCTACCTCGTCTTTATTCAGCAAGGTGTCACTCGTTGCTCCATCTTCACGCAGTAAAGCTATCTCGCTGTCAGGCAAGCCGTTATCTTTCGCCCTAGCCTTTACGGTTTCAACTCCTAAACGTTCCTCAATGATGATGTATGGCTGTTCTTGTAGTTCTGATATGTTCTCATCACCAAACAAAATCTGCGTATTATTAAGTATTTGTGGTTTCTTTCTCGTGTCACCGCCGTACCAAAATACATAAGAATCACCTTGAATTGCGGCTGCCTTTAAGGCTTTTCGTGATATTCGCCCCATGCTCGACTTTTCCCACGATATATCGAATAATTTGCCAATATTTGAACATGCATCAGCATAATTACCAGTTACATCGCTGAATATCGCTGTTACATCACGCTGTGATATAGAGTGAACCTTGTATTTCACTACCTGCTTAACAAAGTTCTGTATCGGCTTATCTTCTAACCCTTTTGAACCCTTTACCGCTTCCCATTGTTTGCCTATATAGAAGTTCCAATTTCGCTCTGAATCAGATAGTATGCTCTTTTTCTGCATGTACGATTTTGTCTTTTCGTACTTCTGCCATATTTGAGTAGTAAAATCTGTATCATTCTTCTTGTTAAAAATACCCATTTATTCCCCTTTTAAGCTAACGTTATCTATCTGCTCCATCTTTCTCTCGTATTCCGTCTTTTTAGGCTTTCTGCGTCCAAATAACAGCTTTCTAGGTGCATTTACGTTGTAGCCTATAACGAAAAATACGATTGACATTATCGGAATTAACATGCAAGAAATTATTAGTGCTATTTCTATCATCATTCCCCCTTATATCGGTCTTATCTTTCCCTTGCCACCTTTATTCTCATAGTACGCAGGAAACATAAGCTCCATTACGGACTTCTTTTTAACGGCTTTCTTCTCTCCACTCTGATAGATAAGTCTATTTAGTGCTTGTGACATACTATCCACTTGGTCATCATGTGCTGCGTTAGGAAAACTTGAGCACTCATCGACAAAGTCATTAGTGAATCTCTTATTTCTAGGTAGATATACGTTCCCACTCTCAATCGCACCCAGTATCGCTTGTACTCTCGACATCTTACTGCCGTTAGGCTCTACTGGAATAATTCCAAACAGTTCGTGTCTTAACATCGTGATAATCGCACTACCATTAGCCTTATCCTCTATGAGTGTTGTTATACATTTAGGGTACATTGCCCTTAATCTGCGTATTTCCACCACCGTAGCAGGGAAATTCAGCCTTTTCTTGACTGCGTCTATCAGATATAGGCTTGCTCCAACCTTTCCCCATACTTGGATAGCCACAAAGTCGGATTGCTCCGTATCTTTAAATGTTGCGTCTACACTCATTACCCAATCAGCTATTTCAGGTAGTTCGTCATAATACTGCCACCAGTCTCGCTCTATTACGTTACCCTCTTTGGCTGTAGGTCTGCCTTGATAAAGTGCGTTCCATGCCATTGAACCGCTCTCCGAGAGCATTGTCGCTTTCGTACCTTGTAGCCACACCTTGTCTTTTCCAATATCAGGACAAAGGGAATCACCAATCGCTCTACGCAGTAGGTCATTCTCGTCCTCACATTCACACGGAAATCGCAGATACTTGATGTTATCTTCTTCGTCTAAAAGTCGCCCTGCTAAATCGTCCTCGTGCCAACGTGTCATTATCAGTATTACCTTGCTATGTGGTGCTAATCTCGTTCTAAACGTGGTTAGCCACTCATCATATATAAGGTCTCGCCTTGCTTTTGAGTTAGCCTCAGCTCTGTTCTTGATAGGGTCGTCTATTATCAGTAAATTCGCTCTCTGTCCTGTTACTGATGTGCCAACTCCTGCTGATAACATACCGCCGCTATGGTTCTCTAGTTCAAACTCCTGCGTCTTACTCGCCTCTTTGGATATCTCGATACCGAATATCTCTTTGCCAAATTCAACTATTTTCCGCTTGTTTCTTCTACCAAACCTGATTGCAAAGTCTTTGTTGTACGATATTTCGATAACTCTGTGTTCAGGGTTTTTCCCTAGATACCAACTAGGCAAGGTCTCTGTTATTGTCTGGCTTTTGCCGTGTTGCGGCGGCGTATGTATTACCAATATCTCGTATGGTGCGTCTGTCTTTCTCTCTATAAAGTTCTGCACATATTTGCACAAGAACTCATGAAATCGGCTCTTTATCCATGAACCACTATGTACATACTTTACGTACTCTGCGTAATCTCTCCGCAGCACACCTCTATATATTTCAGCTTCATTCATGTATTCCCTCTTTTATTTTTTTATATTTTTTTCTTACCACTTACTTTCTCATTCACACACGTTTTGGGGTATATACCCCATGTTTTCAAGTGGTTTTCAAAATGTAGATGTACTGTATATATATATATACGAATAAGAGCCAAGGGCTGGGGTGGAACGGGTCGCCCACTCTCTCCCCCCTACGTGTTCGGCGGTTTTCTTGTTGGTTAAAACAAATAATATTGATGTGGTTCTTCCCAATAACAAGAGGGTGTACACATACCCATTGCAATCACTACGTTATAGGTGTTATCGCTCTATGATTGAACTATTCCCTAAATTGTATTTTTCGGAATAGTTGGCTGTCTCTATTCTCGTTATTGGTAAACTGACCGATAGCCCTTTCTTATTTCCTTGTTGTTGGTTGTTCGCTGTCTGTTGCGTGTATATCTTGCTTCCGTCAACCTTTATAGAATTGATTTTCTTGTTGTTGGTTGCTCGTCCGCTGTTGCGTACGTTTCTCATCCTTTAGGTTTTTAAAAAGAAAAAAGAAAAAGAACTAAATTAAGCTGATTGATGGAATAATTAAATCCTTGATTACTTCCGCCCCACTCGCTGACGGCTGAAAGATTGCAATAAAAAAGAACCTGACGCCGTGTGTTCGGCTCACGTTCTGGATAGCTGATTGATTAATTGAGTTGTTAAATCAAAGGCGGTTAGACTGATTAAGTGTGTGCGGTGTGCGTTCGCCTAGTCGCTGTAGATAGATATATGCGGTTAGGTGGTCGCCTGCTCGCTAGGCGGAGTATGTCGCTTTGCTCGGTACATTTCTTACTGTCTAGGTACAATTATAGTGTAGGTTCGTTTATCTTAACGTGTCAAGCAACTTTTTGAAAAAACACAAAACGAACACATGTTTAGCGGTTACAGAAAAACAAAGAAAAACATAAAAAAGATTGAAAAAACTGTTGACAATGTATAAGTACCATTATATAATATAGACAAGCTAAAGAGAGTTAGCGAACAAATAAAAAAGCGGACTGCTGGAACAGCCCGCAACAATCAATTATCACTCCCCCATATAACAAAAGAAAGGAGCGCATTTATTATATAAGATAAATGCAAAAAAGACAAATGAAATTCAAGACAACAAGAAAAGCAGTAACAGAGAGCAGCAACACAATTCTAAAGGTTGGATATTGTGACCTACAGAGTTTGCTAAAGTTTAAAGAGCCTATCGCTTACACATGCGGAGTTTATGGCTGGAACGCTGATATATACAAGCTAGACGGCTTAACAATAGTAACCGGATATAGACCATTTGGAAATTATAGCAATTATGACCTTGTCGAGGAATACGAGCAGAAGGCTCACAAGATTGCTACAGATTATCAAGTTGACTGGGAAACACGCAAAAACGAAGTTAACAAGCTATTAGATGAGTTTGTTAACAAGGTTTATGAACTAGCAACAGCTAAATAACTATCTAGCGGCAGTTATTAAAGGAAGCGAGGGGGTTAATTCCCCTCATGGATTGAAAGGAAAAGCAATGTATAAGAATTTTAAAGCAGAATGGACTGGGTCATATCCTTGCTTATGTAGTGGCGAGTGGAAACTCACCGCAGAGGCAACAGAATATGACGAGGAACGGGGCAAAGACTCTGTTGTAGAAGATATTTCTCATCTTATCCCTGCGGACTTGCGCAAAAGTCCAATGTTCTGCGAGGGAATGTATGATATGTGGTCTTTTGACGAAGACCATAGAGAAAAATGGGACACTTACAAGAGCGGACTTAATTGGTCGGCGTGGGTGCAGAATAATGAAAGTTGGATATCGTCATTCGCAACGCCTGAACAGTATATCGAAGTGTTTAGGGCGTTTCAAAAAAATGACTGGAGACATAACTCGTGCGGTGGTTGTATATAGCAGATTGAAAGGAGCAAAACAATGAAAGGAATGCATTATAAAATCGAGGAGAGAACAAAGATATACAGGGCAGAAGATTTTAAGGGATATGAAAAAGGGTGTGCCCTTTATGGATATGACCACATTAGATTAATTGAAAAGGATTTAGATTTTGATGTTACCCCATTCGTAACATTATCAAAATATGAAAGTGATATTGCTAAAGTTCATAATCTTTTTATCGTAACAGAGGTTGTTTTGAATAGCACTTTTGATGATAATGTTATAGCACCATTAGGCAAAGGCTCAAAAAATTTGCTCGATTCTCTCCATTTGCCTGTTGAACGTGGAAAGTCCTATAAGGATTTTGAAAAAGAGTATATAGGGAGTAGCGATATGGCAAGCCTAATCTTGGCTGGTTATTCTAGGTGGGGTTTAAAACTACATGATTTGCACTTTGGTGAAGATAGCAGTTATCAAGCCTATATAGTGAATGGAGATTGTGAAATTGGCGAGCATTACAGATTTGAAGCAGAGTTTTATACATGGCTAAATGTTTATGATGATGATGAACTTGTTAAAGAGTTTAAAGCGGATATTATAAGGGTATACCGTGCAGGTATGCAAGGGTGTATAATTCAACTACTGAACAGGTAAAGGAGTTAAACAATGCAACTAAACGAAAAAATATTAAGGTTTGCCAGCGCACTTAACCTACAGATAGTTGAGGATATTGGCAAATCAGGAAAAAAGTATTACAAGGTGCTTACATATTTAGATGTTGAGGTTGGCAGAATAGATGTCGATTGCTCATATGAGGAGTTCCTTGAACATGTTGTCGCTAATGCTGTTCACAAGGTGGACGAGGCTCAACTGTGTTAATGATGAGATTGAGCAATAAACGGACAAGGGGGCATTTATGGCAGTAAGTGAAGCACAAAAGGCGGCTACACGTCGCTACATTGATAAGAACTATAGGCAGATTAAAGTCAATTTGCCTATAGCCCTAGTAGAGGAATTTAGGGCAACAACAAAGGCTAACGGAGACAGCCAAGCGGCTATTATCCGCAAGGCAATTGAGAACTATTTAGGCAGGTAGGAGTAAGGCGATGAAAGTTAGAGGAATATTAGATAATAGCTATGTTTTAGCAGTGAGGAATGACAGCAACACTCGAGTTGTGTGCATTGAGGACGAAACAAGAAAGCTAATTGATGTAATTAAGCTGACTGATGAAGAATATAACGGTGAATTTACAGCGGAACTATTAGACATTATCGTTAATAAGGCTTATACGATTGGCGTTAAAGATGGTTTAAGGGGCTAACAAGGAGACTTTATTAATGAGTGGGATAGATATATTCACAAGAGCAATTTGCCTATTCACAGTGTTCGGAGTGCCTATTCTGTTCTTTGTGGTATGGGCTATCGATGAGCGCATTTACTTTGAAAGAGAACTAAAGGCGGGAGAAGTAAAGAACCTTGACAATCTAACAAAGGCAGGGGCAAAATTTCAAGCTAACTGCGTTGATAACGGTGTTGATTATGCTATTTATGTTTGGATAGTTGACCAACTCAAAAAAGACCTTGATTTCATGGGATATAGTCCGATTAATGTTGACGCAGCATTGATGTATATACCGCTCTCGATTGATGAGGTTTTCGGTGGTACGAGCCTACATGATAGGGCTTTAAGGCTGTTTGAAAGTCAAGAGGACTATTTCAGAAAAATGCTGATTGATTAAGTTATCTTGCGGCACTCATGCAAGGGCTTTAGATAAATAAAAAAAATGGGGTGTATTCTCTACCCCATTTTATATTGCTCATATATGGCTTATATTTCCGTTTTAAGACGATTTGCCGCCTAAATGCTATAAAGGGTTAATGACGGCTTCAAAGTTTGCTAGAGCCTTGTTTTTGGCTCTCTCGATAGACTCTATCGGTATGAGTGTTTCGTCGGCTAGTTCCATATCGTCCTTACCGTCCACTATCCACCCCTCCAGGATATTCCGTTCAATCTCGGTTATTGCGCCAAACCCTAGAACAACCATATCAACATAATGCTGATATTCTTCTTGTTTTAGGTGGAGTAGTTCGATACGCCTAGTCCAGTCGCTCCGCTCGATTGCGTCAATTGCTACCCTTTTCTCTTGCTTTGCGAAAAGTATCTCACTCTTTAACGTAAGGACGGCATTTTTATTCTTGTTGAAGTCGGAAATTAAACCCTTTGTATCAAGTTTAAAGTATTTCATGCTCGTGTTCTTCCTCTGATTCCGCAGCTATATCAAACATATTGGCTTCTTGTTCTAGTTTGTCCGCTAGTTTGTTGGGGTCATGGTATTTCTGCGTGGTGAGTAAATCAATATCAAGGGCAGTTACAAGGGGATAAATTACCCAATGGTCACTTGTCTTTGACTTAAATTTAGGAAAGTGCATTTCACCAACAATTAGCAATGGTTCGCCTCGCCTCTTGTACCTTAAAATTCTATCGGCAGTATCGCCATACGCAACGCATTTGAAAAAATCGGTGTCATATTTGCCGTCCTCTCGCTTGCTCCTTTTGTTAACTACCGCAAGTTTGAAATGTGCTATTGATTTCCCTCGTGGGGTTAAACTCTTTGCTGGGTCTTTAACTAATCGTCCAGTTGCAATAAATGAGTTCATGGGGTCTCCTTTCTCTGTTTATTTGTCAATTTGTATGGGGTTTTCTTCCCTCTGCTTTCTGACGAGTTTCTCCGCTTGGATTTCGCCATAAGTCTTGTGGGTCTTTGCCCTTTCTTGCTCTTGGCTTATTTCGTCCTTAAATCGCTCTATACGGCTTTTTCTTTCTTCAATGGCACGTTTCCTCGCCTTTGCCTTTTTATAGCTTCTATGGCGAATTTCTCGCACTCTGTCGCTATTCCTAGCTACCCACTCATCATGTTTTTGCTTGTTTCTTGCTTTCTTACATTCAGGACTATCGCAGATGATTTCAAACTCCCTCAATGCTTCAAAGAATTTGCCACACACTTCGCACCTTTTAATCATTGATAAAGTCCTCACTTTCCGCTTCTGCTTGTACCCTTTCGGCTTCCTCGTCAAAATCATCATCATCTAGGAAAAAGTCCATCGGCATATCAACATCAATCGTGTTTGTGTTAATCCCTCGCTCTACTGTTGGGTCAATCACCTTTTTGATTTCGCGAGGTTGATATTCATTTTTAGTACTTGCCTTATACCTCAAAATATCGTTGATTTCGCCCTGCAAGGTGTTAGGGGTTGCACTCCTTGTGATTTTGCCCATACGCCCTAAAATTTGGACTTCTGAACACACTACATAGTAACTTGTGCCACTTTGACCAGTTTGTGGATTGTGCCATATTCCTTGATGTAGTACCCCTTGAACGATCGTCTGCTCACCTTTCATACCTTTACGCAGAGTATTCGCCTTTTTACCGTTTGCGTAAATTCTGATGTTATCGTAATAGCGGTTCTTTAACCCCTCTTTACGCTTAAAAGCATAGGGTCTCGGTACAACGAGCATGGCACTTGCTGTAGGGGTTTCTGCTTTCCCAGTCTTAATCATCGTCGGCTTATTTTGTAAAAAGCCTTGCAAGATTACTGAATTAATCATAGGTTAGTTCCTCTCCACCATCAGGGGCGTAAACATGCTTAACATGGTCTAAATATTCATGCTCATTGCAATCGTCTAGTTCGTCATACTCGAACGCCCTATCCACACGTTCCTCGCCTAGCATGTCATCAAAGAAATGATGTGCTCTGTGGTGGTCTGCCAACTCTTTATTTCGTTTGCTACTCATTGTTTCCCTCTTTTAATACTTTCCAGTTGCTAAACGATTTTCTAAAATAGCCTTATACTCACGCATAACGGTTAGCTGATTTCTTAAAATCTCTACCGTGTCCTTTGGTAAATCGTCTGCGGTTTCATTTAGCTTAAACTTGAGTTTTGTACACTTTGTGGCAAGGTCGCTATACTCATTTTCTAGCCTTGTTCGTCTTTCTGCTCTCTCTTTTGATTTTTCGTATGCTGTCATGTTATTTTTCCTCACTTTCTTTGTACTCAATAGGCGTTACTCCTTGCAGTATCTGAACCTCTTTTGCAAGTTCCACAAGTCTATTGTTTAGGTATTCATTAATTGTCTTTTTAAATTCATCAGTTGGTTTTACAAGTAGATAGAGTCCACCTGAAATTTGCATATCGTTACCATATCTCAATATGTTTTGGATATCTTTCATTTCATCAACTCTTTCAGATATTTGACGTTGCTTATCAATTAGTCGCATGGGGTCTTTTAAAATTTCCGTGATTTTAGTTATCATCGTTTTCTCCTTTTAGTTTCGCTTTCAACTTCGTTTCTAACTTCTTGAATGATTCGCTCACCGTGTATAAGTCCTAGTGATAGAAGTTCAAAATGCGGTGATTTAAACCATTCCTCGTCTTGCTCTACCCTTGCTAGTGCTGTGCCGTCGTTCGGTTTCTTTTTTAATCTTCGCAAGGCTTGCCCATATTCATAAACAACGGAACGTATTACCTCTAATCCTAGATTAGCGAACTCTTGGGGCGGCGTTTCTTCAAGTGCTTCTCTCATTCGTCTGTTGCCCTCGTCCTTGCATTTAACACAAAATGCGGCTGAACCGTCATAAATCAAGCAACCACATATAGGGCAACGTGCATATCGATTAATTAAGTCGGGGTGTAGCCATTTCAAGAACTGCACCATCATGTCTGTGCCGAACTTTTCTTCGATTTCTCGTCTTGTACCTCGCCACGTTATTCCGTCATGATATACCGCCATATCTTCTAGTTTTCTCATAATGCTCCACTCGTCATTATGAAAATAATGCACATTTCCCTTGACGATCCCGCCCATGATTAGATTTCCCTTATATGCTTCTAGTGCCATCTTCCATGTTCTCCATTTCGCATATAAAGGCTAGATTACAAGCGATGTGTTTGTAGTGCTTGATTCCGCTTTCGTTGTCTACGCTGTTAGGGTCTTTAATGTACTCTAGCAAGTGTCTGAATAGTGCGTCTCTGTAGTCCTCAATCGGTACTTCTTTCCAACTATCCACACTTCCGTACTTCTTTACGCCATACTCTCTAACCTCTGCAACATCTTTCAAAATCTGCATTGGTGCAAGTGTTATCTTTGCCTTGCCCTTTGTATCCTTTGCGAACTTACGCAACTTTTCTCTGTCTTGCTCCAGTTCTTCCTTATCGTCAAGCGGTTCTGTTTCGCTGTTTAGCTTGGCTACAGCTTTATTCGCATTTTCAACATTCTCTTTGAATAGCTTGGTAAATCTGTTAAAAGAAATGTTATCCGTTTCTTTTGCGTGGTTCTGTATTTCCTTTACCACTCTTGACGGCTTGCAGTTGTATTGGTATGGGGCAAAACCGTATCGCCAAAGACTGCCAATAATCCTCCACACATCAGATACAAATATCGTTACCCCTAATTTGTCAATTCCCCTTGGATAAGGTAAATGTTTTATTTGGTTTTCATATCCCATGCGTTTTAGTGTTCTCATGGTATATTTAAATTCTTCACTATCCTTGCAATATATGTATTCCATATAACCCACCCTTTCTTATACTCCATATCTCAAAATCGAATAAATTTTTAAGTTGTGTAATACCGAGACAATCACTCCTTCTTGGTTTGCTCTATCTTCATCAAAAAAGAATAAGCCCATCTGTTCCCTGATACGTTCAGCACCGTCTTTATAGCACGTATAACCTCTCATCTTTAAATCTTTTTCAAGCATCTGAAACTCTTTTTTGTCCTTACAATAAATGTATTCTATATCACTTTTTCTCCTTATACGGCTCTGTTCTGTTAAGTGCGCAAGTGGTGCATTTTGTCTTCTTGTTCTCAACACACCACTTGCAAATACCTTTTCGTTGCTCTGCGGTAAATTGTTCCGCTATACTCATTGTTGTTATCATGGTTTAAAAATCTTCAAAGAGGATAAAAATCGACGGCACGAGCACAATCGCTGTTCCAATAATAAAACCTCCTTGGTATCCTCTTAGATACATACACAGCGGCACAAATACAAAATAAAATGTTAAAACAGATAAAATTACTCTAATTCGTCTCCGTGTTCTACCATCGTAATATCTACAATTAATCGTTTCATTTAGATAATTACCAACGAAACACACTACTAAACCAATCACTTGTACAATAATTAAAATCATCTTTTAATCTCCCCAAAATACTGAAAATATAACTATAACTACTCCTATATCAAATATAGCGATTAATATGTCGGCTAACTGCTTGTGCCCTCGCTTTCGCATAATCCCTCCAAAGATAGCCGTTACCCATAGTGCAATCATCACGATTAGTCTAATTTCGGTTAGCATAGCCTTTACCTCTCGTATGGTTTTGGCAGCGGTAGCCATGCGATAACATCGTCAATTTCACTATCTGCGTCGCTTAAACAAATACCATCGTCCATATAAAACCAACCCACCCATATATCTATACCGTTGGTGACCAGTACATCTTCACCGAAACTTGGTAGATTATCTATCCACTGCTCGAATTTTTCACCTGCATATTCTTCTCTTTCTTCTGCTGTTGGTTCTCTAAAAACGAGTTCGTTCCACTCTGGAATTTTTTCGTACGCTTTCATAGTCTTGCGCTCCTTTACTACATTCTGTATATTTATTTATAATTTTTGTATCTTTATACACACTATTTTATCTAACTTATCCACCGCCATATTTCTGTGCTGATTTGCGATTTGCTTTCGTGGTGTCATTTTGTGATATATGCGTAAAACCGATTTATTTTAGTTTTAAGCGATTTTTATATCTTAGCCATATCAATTATCGACTAACGCATTTTTTTCTCGCTATCGTCAAATTAGACACCTTCTCGCACGTTTCTCGTGGCAGTAGTCCACCCCTCAACAAGCGGTATTGACGATTTCACCTATCAAAACCTCTGTCCTTGGCTCGTTTGAATATCGCTTTTCCGCTGAAATTTCAACGATTTGGTTATCATCGTGGTAGGCTTTTCCGTTGAGTGCGTCCAAAACCGCTTTGAGTAAATTGTCAATGTCGGGCTTTTTCGCAGGCACTTCTAGTCCTGCTGCCATACGTTCCCTTGCCTTGTTGCTCGTTGCCTTTGGGATTGGCATGTAGAACCCAACTCTGACCGCAACTGGATTCTTTGTTGGCTCGGTTTTGCCATGCTGAACTTCCCACTCGCTGACGATTAGCTGCTCGTACTCTCTCGTTGCCTTTGGCGTAAATGCGTGTCCGCTTCTCGTCACTCTTGGACGCCCCTTTGGCTTTGGTACTGCGTGGATTATAAATATCATGACTGCCACAACCTTTCCGCTCTTTCAAGTTCGGCTTCCGCTTGTCTTTGCAGCCGCAGTTCCTCGTCTCGCAGAAACTCGATATTGCACTTAACCTCGTGCCGTTTGAGTCGTAGCCCTCTGACTTGCTCGTCCGTGCTTGCCTTTGCAATATCGCTGTTTATCTTGGCTAGTTCTTGCTTGTACTCGGTCATGCGGTCAATCTGTCCGTTCGTGAGTAGCTTTGTGCCGTCTGCAAGTTTCCCTCTCGCTCTCTTGATTCGCTCAATCACCTTGATTTTCTCTCGAACATCAGCGATTGACGGTGGGTACTTGCTAGTTTCAACGTGCTTTCTGACTGCTGTTAGGACGTCTGATTTGTCATAGCCGCAAAGTAGGTCATACCAAACTGCAAGCTGTGTCTTTCGCTCAACTGGTGTCAAGTGCTTTAGGTAATGCGGATATGACGCATTGACGATGTTTAGCACGTTCTCTGTGTCTTGCTTGTTCATGCTCTTGCTCCTTTCTGCCTGCCGTTACCAGTCAAGCCCTGAATACGGCAACGTGTCGCTGTTATTTGTCTTGCTCTGATAGTTGCCGTTATCACTCTTGATTTCGTAAAAGCTCGCCCAACTTCGCTCTAGTGACTGCTCGACAATCTTCACGGCAAGCTGTGTATTGATGTTGCCGTTATCGTCACTCGCTAACTTGGTTAGCTTTGTGATTAACAGCTTTCGCCCTCTGTCGGTTAAGGGCTTTCGCATTTTTGTTCGCATTTCCTCGAAGTCAATCATTGCGTCTTTGAGTTCGCTTGGTAGGTCTTTGTAAATCGCTTTGCCCTTTGGCTCTTTTTCGGCTTTTGGTTTTTTCACCTCGCCACTCTCCCCTTTAAGGGGGGGTATAGGGGGGTTATTATTACCTAACCTATACTTACCTAACCTATACTTACCTATCCTATCCTTACCTATGGCGTCCATTGGACGTCCGATGGTTGTCCATTGGTTGTCCATGGGTTGTCCATGGGACGTCCCAACATCTCTTTTTCTGTCTGCTCTAACCTTGGTTTCGGTTAGTTCAACATCAGGCAATATCTGTAAAAGCAGGTCTTTGTAGACTGTGTCAACCTTGCGGTCTGCCCTTATCTTGTTGTTCTCTTGCCAATCGGTAATGTAGGTGACTAAATCATCATTTAGGACGATAACGAACCCTTTAGCGACCAGTATTTTTAAATCATCTTCGGTTGCACCAGTTTGATTCATAACCGTGTATGCTTCGACAACTCCGTCATCGTCGGCTTGAAGCCCTAGATGAAAATATAGGCATTGTGTACTAACAGGCATTTTCAAGAACTTCGCAGTATTGATTATTCGTTTTGAGAACATTCTTCTCTCTGCCATTTAGTTCACCTGCTCTTTCGCCCTCGCTTCTCGTCTTGCCATAAAGTTTGTTAAGTCAATCTTGCAAACAACCTCTCGCAATTTGTCCTCGTCAAGGTAGTTTGGTACTTCGGTTGTAAAACTCTTAACAGTTCCAATCTCTAGTCCAAACGCAGTACTAACAACAACTTTATCGCCTACCTCAATATCGTCATAACAAGCGAATAGATACTCTTTATCACCCTTTGAGCCTTTAAAAATCACGTTTACAAGTCTTTTATTTTCAAACATCTGTTTACCTCTCTTTTTTATAAACAAAGGGTAGTTATCCACATGCTTTTATACACATTTTCACAAGATTTTGAGTTAGTTAAGTTACGTGTATTCTTTGATATAAAATATAGTTTGTGCGTCAATGTGTATCGTTATCACTCGGCAGTAATAACTACCCTCGTGTTAGCTGTTACATATAAAAACGGCTAGTGTGCTTAATGCTTTGGCTAGTAGATTTAATCTAATTCTTTGAAAGGAGTGTATTGTCAATTATCACTAGCCGTTTTTACCTAAAATGGAATATCTTCGTCTAAACCCTCAAAGTTCTCTTGTGGGTTAATATCCTCTGTTGGGGTTTCGTCTTCTGTAGGTTTCTCATCTTTACCGTTAGGATTGCTAGAAAGAAATGTTATTCTGTTTACATTTACCTCTAGTCCGAAAACCTTGTTGCCACTTTTCCCCTCGTATGAATAGGAAGCAAGCCTACCAGTCAAGCCTATCTGTTTGCCCTTTGACAAGTACCTCTCCACTACATCTGCGTTCTTGTTAAAAGTGGTACATCTGATAAAATCTGCTCCCTCTTTATCCTTTCCCTCTTTTGGAACTGCAAGGGTAAATCTCGCAACATTCGTACCACTTGTGGTATGTGTGATTTCAGGGTCTTTAACCAATCTGCCTATTAGTGCTACTTCGTTCATCTTCTACCTCTTTTCTTTCGTGTGCGTCTGAATGCTCGTGTATGTAAACATAGACGCTATTATCATTAACGTTATTTGCTAACCACTTATCCGCTTTCTGCTTTGATAGGTGTGTATCAACTACTCGTCTTTCATAGCTGTACTCTCCGCTATCAACCTTTTCTTTTATTAGCTTTACGATTTCGTCCTCGTCATAATTCGCTTCGATAAAGTAATAATCGAAACCTATTGCTGACACATGGTCTAGGCTTGCCGTATCTGTCGCATAAAATACCTTTATGGTCTGCTTGTTGTTGTTTTTAAATTTCAGTTTCCATCCGCAGTTCGGTACGTCGTGTATCAGATTAAAGCGGTTTAGTGTTAAACTGCCTATCTCGATGTGTGGTTTAAAGTAGATATTCCCAACATCTACACCGCATTTAAGCAATGTTTGAACTAGGTACTTTGTACAGAAAAACTTAATATGCGGGTTCTCATAAGCAAGTTTGCTAACGGTTGATACGTTAAGGTGGTCTTTGTGGCTATGTGTAAGCAGTACATAATCGATTTCTAGCGACTTTATTGCCTTATAAGGTACTCCAATATCAATTAGCACTTTATGTTCGCCACAAGCTAAATATAAGGCGTTCCCTTTACTTCCAGTGCCGATAATCTTATAGCTTAAATGTTGCTTGTTCATCTTCACCCTCTACCGCTACATCGATAATTGGTTCGTCTCTCTCGATTGGTGTTTCAACCTCAACATTTTCTACAACCTTTTCAATCCTCTGTTCTTGATTATCGATGTATTCAGGAATTTGACCCTCTCCTATAACCGCATTATCTGATGTAAAGGCTTCATTCATTTCTGTTGACATGATTCCCCACTTGGAAATAATCTGCCTTAACATGGTCTTTTTTGCCATTTCGTCAAAGTTGCTAGTCCAAAAGCTGTATGATGTGCCGTTCTTCGTATCACTTGCATAAGCCTTTGAATACTTCTTTGCGTGCGATATCATCTTGTCTTTCGTCCAGTACATCGCCTTTGAAAAGCCGTTTAGATACTCGAACGATACATAATATCCAACAGTCGGTCTTAACTCTCTGTCCACTTCGTCCTCAATCAGATTAATTTTGATTTCCTCTGTAAGCGGATTCCACGAAATAAGTTCTCCCTCTTTTACTTCAAGAACATTTAATTTCTTGTAGTTGCCACTTCGGAGTGCAAGCTGAACATATCCCTTGTAGCCTAGCTGGAACGTGCCTACCGTTCGTACGTTCTTTCTATCCTTTCTATCCTTGTAAGGCACGATGTAGTACTGCCCTAGCTGTGGTGATGGTGAGAGGTTAAGGCTCTCGCCTAGTAATGCACTTGATAAGATTGTTGTTGCTTCACACTCTTGTAGTGCAGGCTGATTAGCTACCGCACTTGTTAAGGCTGCCGTAAACTTAATGGCTCTGTTCTTGTCTTGTAGTACCTCGTGAATTTTGTTTTGAAATTTATCGCTACTCATTTTCATGGAGAATGTGGCTGTATTCTCCCTCTTTGCTATTCCGTTCTTCTGCATGTTCTACTCCTTACTTAATCTGCTTATAGTCATAGTTGAGTTCTTTTAGGAAGTCGGATAAATTCATAAGTTCCGTCCTCGTTCCTCTAACCGTGAACGTTACCGAGTAAATCGTTTCACGTTCTTCCTCATGTGTGCTTGGCTGTTCAACTTCTGCGACTTCTTCAACCTCGTCACTCTCTTTTATTTCTGTTTCCTGAACGAGCGCTTTCGCTTCGGCTTCCTTGTGTTCCCTTTCGGCTCTTGCTTCAAGCATTGCCTTGCGTTCTTCCTCTGCCTTTCGCTTGCGTTCTTCCCTATCCTTAACGGTTGTAAAGGCTCTTGCAAAGTCAAAACCGTTCTCCTTAAACTCTGCGACTACATCAGGTGATGTTTCGAGTGCTCCCTCATAGCCTTTTAGGATTTCGTCTAGCTTTTCGGTAACTTCCTTTTTGAGTGAAGCAAGGCTGTTGCTCATACCGATTTTTAGGTTCATATCATCGAATGTTACAAAATCTAGTTTTCGGCTTGCTCTGTGCTTTTCAAAGAACTCAACAACCTTTTTTCTCTTTTCGTCCTTTATTCCGTCCTCAATCTCACCTACTTTTGATTTTAAGATTACATCACTCACTGCATACTTATCTCTAATCATGGCTTTATATGTGTTTTCACACTCGTTCCATGTGGCAAGCACACTCTCTTTGATAGCCTTAAAATCTTCTGCGTACATCTTCGCTTCTTTGTTTAGTTCCGCTCTGATTTTCTTGACTTCCTTGTAGTTATCCTCACTAACTACAAGTGAGTTTGCCGTCTCAATCTTTTTATCTATTTCTTTTGACACTTGCTCAAACTCCGTTGTGAGTTTTATCGCTTGGTCTACTCTTATTAGTTCTGCCATTATCTACTCCTTTACCTCAACCAGTTCGCCATTTTCCAGCTTGTACCATGTGTCTGCCTTGACTTTTTCTCCGTCAACAACAACTGCTTTCCAGTCTTTGATTTCGCAATCCCAATTATTTTCTTCAACAATGACGAGAACTGCGTTTAAGCCACCTTTGACTTTGACATTGTTTCCTCTTGCAACGGATAAGCCATAATCACCAGTTGAAGATTTACCCTTACTTGTTGCCACTCCGTACCTGCCTGCTGTTGCCGCTCCGCTATAGCCTGCTGTTGCCGCTCCGCTATCGCCTGCTGTTGCCGCTCCGCTATAGCCTGCTGTTGCCGCTCCGCTATAGCCTGCTGTTGCCGCTCCGTACTCGCCTGCTGTTGCCGCTCCGCTATCATTCTCGTTAACGTGGTGTGTAACGTGCTCTTTTACATACTCAATATGTGCTTTTGCTAGTCCAACAACTCCGATTTCTGCACCAATTTTTATCTTCTTGCTTGCAACTTTGCTATCGTCATTATCGCCCTTGCTATCATCGTCAACCTCAACCTCACAATACCTACTTGTGCTTGGTGGGTAGTACCAAAGTACATCTAGTGGTGATGTGCAAGCGTGAAAACCTCTGCTACAAGGCTTAACCTCGCCCTCGTGTTCATACTCTTTGCCTATTTCATACTGAAAAGGCTTTCCGTTAGGACTGCACTGCAATTTCTCATTAAATCCCTTGTATGCTTTCATCTTTGTTTCTCCAATCTGTATATTGCATATCTTTTACCTTTTGCTATGTCCGTTGTTATCTCATACCCCTCGTCTCGCAAGTCGGATATTCTCGCCCCTAGTCGCAAGCAACCATACAGCTTTAATGCTTCTAGCGGTGTGATACTGCCATACTCTTTTAAGTGACTTAATACAGCTTGCTTTTGGCTTGGCAATCCTTTAAAATTGACTTGGGTATTTGTCGCTCCTTTGTGGGCGGCTTTTTTATTTGTCATTGTTGCCACCTCTCTTGTGGTCATACCAACCGTTTGTATACGCAAGCATAAACGCAAAATCAACGAGTGCAGTTTCTTCCTCTGTTAAACCACGATGAAGGTATTCTGCTATGGTTTTGTGGTATAAATCTCCGCCTAGTTCAAAACTCTTTTCACGTGCCTTTTTAAACTCGGCAAATCCTTTATCAATCTCATTACTTACAACTACACTCATGATATTTTTGACCATTTCTTCTACTATCTTTTCAATCTCCGTCCCTTTATTAATCTCCACCTTTTTAGCCTTTAAATCCTCTGTATCTATCCCTAACATATTTAGGAACTCTTCAAAACTAACTGCATTAATCTTCATTTTTCTTCTCCTTATCTTGCTCCAAATACATATGCGATAATCCAAAATTCAGCTATTAAGCCTATTAGTGCGAATGTGCCTAGAAAATCTGTCGGCTTTATTCCGCACTCGTTACACCAGTTCTTAACTCTTTTAATCATCTGTTCTACCTCTCATGATTTCTAATGCTCGTAACATTGAGTAATACTCTGTTTGTGCGTTCTGTGTTCCTTTGTCTTTCAGTCCGAAACGGTCAACCATTTCTCGGTATGTTGTTTCGAGTCCTGATACTTCTTGCGATAACTTATCTAGCCTCTCTGCTAGTTCAACTTCTGCTGTACAAAAGTCCTTGATTCTAAACCTGAATTGTTTTCCGATTCGATAGACACCTTTTGTTCCCTCACGCCCTAGTGTTCGCAAGGCTTGTTCGTCTATCCCTAGAACCTTTGACGCTTCGGCTGTTGACAAGAAGCGTTCTTCTATTGGCAATTCCATTTTCGTACCCCTATTCATATAGCTTTTTAAATACAGCCCCAACACCGCATATAAAGCTCAACTCAATTACTGATTCGTCAATGTCTTTGCCTAATTTCCCCTTTACAGCAGCGATTACTTCCTCTTTTTCGCTCTCCCACAACTTTGCGGTTGCGATTACATCTAATTGCATTATTATTCTCCTTTCTGTGTTTTGAGTTGCAGATTATTCAACCTTTTGGGCAAAAAAAATCTGTTCTCGTTCTTTTAGTGATTTAATATTCAACTCCTTACACAAGATTAATACTTCTGTTGATGTAAAATCGTACATGTTGTTAATCTTGTTCCATAAGGTCTGCGGTGTAACTCCACATTTAAACGATAGGTATTTCCTTGTTTTTCCAACATCTGTGATTTTCTGATTAAGTAGTTCGGTATTAACCAATAACGCTCCCCCCTTTCTTTTGTGTTTTATTTTCTGCAACCATAATATCAACATGTTTTACAAATGTCAACTATATTTTTGAAATTTATCAAATTATTTTGTTGACACGTTGAAAAACAAACACTAATATATAGATAAATTATTGCAGAACGAAAAGGGGGGTTTGTTATGAAGATTGGAGAAAGAATAAAGAACCGCAGAATTGAATTGAACATTACGCAAGATGAACTCGCACGCAGGCTTGGTTATTCTGATAAATCTTCGATTTCAAGAATGGAAAATAGTTCAAAACTAACGCTTAATAAGGTGCAGCTATTAGCAGAAGCACTCAATGTATCTCCCTCTTACCTTATGGGTTGGGAAGATGAAGTCAATATTGATATGGATATGAGTAACAACAGCGGTACTATATCTAACAATATTGCCCCTGATTCAAGCGATACAAACAACACCTACACAACTAACAACTACTATTCGTCTCCATGCTCACAAAAGGAAGTAACTACAAATAAAGATGTAAAAGCAACAGTTACAAGTAAAGAATTATTCTATGAAATGTTAATGGTATTAAAAGATATGGACGATGAACAGTTAAAAGATATGATACGTTATGGCAACTTTATTTTGAAAGGATAAGACAATGAATAAGATTCCTAATTGGTTACGTTATATTTTGGCAATTCCAGCAGGTATTGCACTTGCGGTTGTTGGAAGCATTCTTACTTATATTTCTAACAGGTATGTATCTGATAGCAACTCATGGAATATGGTATTTATCAGATTTGTCGAACCTAATATTGGAATGCCAATGTTTTTCATTGTGGGTGTATATGCAATGCTGCCTAATCATAAAAAGGTGATTAGTGGAACAATCAGTATTATATTAGCATTAATTTGTATGGCTGAATTATTTTTACACATGAGCCTGTATGATACAGCAGGGGTAATGGCAACAGCAGTAACGCTATTGATAATGGCTGTGATTCTACCAAAAGACAAGGACGAAAACGAGCAGTCTAACGAAGCAGTACAGAGTGATGATAAAACTGAATAATTAATAGGTGTATATATCATGTATATAGAGCAAGTCAGTAAAAACAAGTTCCGTGTAACACTCTCCCAAACAATAAACGGAAAGCGGAAAAGACACACCAAAACTTTTACCACAATAAAGAAAAAAGAAGCCGTAAAAATGGCTCAATCATGGGAACAGGAGATACTATCAAAAGGCTCGAGCGAATATACCGTATATAGCCTTATATCGGCTGTTTGGGGTAATGTAATTAAAAATAAGTCTCCTAATACCATTGACGGATATAATGCTTGTAAAAAGCGAATTTTCGATACTATGGACGATATAAACGCAAGCGACCTATCTCCTAGATTTATACAAAAGTGGATTGACAAATTATCTGATACTTATACCCTATCAAACGGAACGAAACGCAAATATGCTCCTAAAACAATTAGAGCAACATATTCAGTTCTATCACGGTGCTGTTCGATTGCCGTACTGTGGGATATACTGCCGTCTAATCCTTGCCATGATGTTATTATTCCAAACAACACTCGTAAATCCAATCGCATTCTCTCACCGTCAGAATTAGCCATATTTATTAACAACCTAGACACGTTGCCAAAAGATAGCAAGGTTCTGTTTGAACTAGCACTATTTTGCTCTTTAAGGCGTGGCGAGGTTCTCGCAATTGAGGACACTCCTATCGGAAACAAAATACTCATAGATAAGGCACGCTACCGCTCGAAAGACGGAACGGACTTTATCAAAGAACCAAAAACATCATCAGGTAAACGATACTGTTCTGTTCCTGATTTCGTTCAGCAAGATATAGCTGATTTAAGGGAATATCACGCAAGCGAAAAGAAACGTCTAGGTGCAGCATGGATAAACAGTAAATATCTTATAAAGGCAGAAGATGGCTCACCACTATCACCGCAAGCGGTCAATAAACGGCTAACAAAGTATGTTCAAAGAATAGGAATAGAACATATAAACTATCATCAGTTACGGCACACATATGCGTCTATCGCCGCAAGTGAGGGTACTGATTTAGTCACATTGTCACGTTTAATGGGTCACTCCAATAAATCAACTACACTCAACATCTATACTCACCTATTCAAAGATGAAAACGATATAGGGCAATCTGTCGCAAATAACTTTGATGATATGTTTAAAAACATCAAAAATAGTCACGAAAAAGTCACGAAATAAATAAAAAGAACCTTGCAACCGTTGAAATTGCAAGGTTCTTTTGGCGGAGGACATGGGACTCGAACCCACGGGGCTGTTACGCCTTACCTGATTTC